CAACATAATCAATAGTCGCATAATCTGATAAATCGGGAGTTACCGGTTCATCAATTACATCCCCAAAAACAGAAATGAAACCTATTTTTAAAGTTCCTTCTGGCGTGTCTGGTTCTTGTGCAGATTCAATTCCTTCGGTTCCTTGAATTTTTACTATTGTAGAAAATTTGGTAAAAACCAAAATATCAATTCTATAATAACCAGCTGTAGCGTCAGCAATAGTTGCAGCATAAGAATCAGTATTTGTGTATACTTCCTGATCAATTCTACATGTAAATGCTAATGCATCAATAGAAATTTCATTTCCTATTTTAGAAATTACACCTTTCTCTAAAACAGCATCGGGAAACGCTAATTCGTTAATCTCATTTTTTAAATCCTGTGCAGTTCCTTCATAACCGCCACGGTCAAGTTTATCCCCAAAATTATCATCGGGATCATGCGGAAATGGATTATTTGATGCTCTTATCATAAGGCTAAATTCTTTCTTTGGAGGGTTTTAAAATAGGACATTGCTACAATGATAAGATACCCGGTGTATCGTATGGCGTGTAACCGGTACCGGATGAAGCTGTTTGTTTCAATGGTGAATCACACTGAGTAAATTCAGTAAGATTGGCTAGAATTAAATCTTTGGCAACGCTTAGATATTGCGAACCATTATTTATTTGTTCCTCCACTAATTTTGATGTTTGATCAGCGGTTTTTCCATAACTGATGCTTTCTTTTCTTCCATCGACAAGGGTTTCGAAGAATACTCTCAAACCGTTTTCATCTAAGAGAAAAAGACCAACATTTGCGACTTTTGCCACGGTGAAAGCCACAATTGCTTTTTGGAGTTCCGTTTTTACTTCATAAGTGATTCCTGAAACATCGGTTTTCAAATGTACTAGGAGTTCCGGGCAAAGCATTGTTCGCAAATATTGGTCTTCAACTTGCCGTATAGACGGCTGTAAGGCTAAGAATGTTTGTCTGGAGTTGAAAATATGATACCATTCGTTGAATGTTGCCGTATTATGTACCAGCAATTGTCTGTTTATTGTGCCAAAATCTGTTGTCCAATCTGGAAAAGCAACTGGATTTTTCTCTAATATCTCCAGTAATAAATCCATTGCTTCGTGACCGGAGCGCAAAAGTTCCCGTTTCATGTCTTTTTCGGTACCCCAATTGACTCTTTGGCGTTGGTCGTTCTTTACTTCAGTTGCTCCGGAACTGTCTAGCATTACTGACATAAACGGAAAATAAATAAACATTCCAAAGTTTGTGATTGCATTACGCAGATGTTCGCGGGCTTCATTTTTTACTTCAAAATAAATATCTGGAGGCGTTGCTGCATCCTGCAAAAAAACATGAAGGTTTCCAACGTACTTTTTTGTAAAAGAATTGATGGCTTTGGTTATGTATGGCTCAAAGTCTGAGAATTCAAAAGACTGAGCTAACGATACATATTTTTTTAAATCTGCTGTAGTTTCTAGTATCATGCTGTAGTTTTTTGTGTTCCTGTTGGGTTTTTGTCCAATGTGGTGAGAATGGTATTTTCAAAACTTGGTGTAATCGTAGGATCCCAGTTGTTGTATTGTTGAATAAATTCAAAGATTTCAAGCGTTGTTTCTCTATTGGTTTTGGAAAGTGCCTGAAGAATTAAGAAAGCTTCACGTTTATCAGATCCAGAACCGGCACCCAATGCACCGCCCGGTATTCCTGCACCTCCAATTAATGTGGCATCTACTCCGATTGCTACAAGTATTTCGGAATTGGCCGCTGCCGCTTCTGGCAAATAGATTCCATCTTTTAATTTATCATCGATTGCCGTGATTGTCAATGCTGATACTTGTTTACCTGAAGTATCAGTATATCTCATTGATTGAATTGACTTACCAGCTTTTTCATTCCCGACCAAACTGTCATTTATGGAATCCACTAGATCTTGACGTATTTTTTTACGTTCATCGACTTTCATTCGGGTCCAGTCTTCAGCATATATATTTTTATAGTACTGTTCATCAATTTCAATAATGAATTTGATTGTCATTTGATTGGCAAACAATGCTTTTTTTAGTGCAGGAACTGAATTGGCAACATCCAGCCAGCCCGATTTTAAAATTGCGTGCCATTCGCTTTCCGGATAATAGGCTTTGTCAAGCAACGGATAAAATATTGGACGGATGAACTTTGTAATTTTATTGGCTTTGCAATACTCACGGACTTCATCAGCAGACCAGTAACTATCAATCAGTGCCACTTTTTCTACATATTGACTGGTAACATCAACAGAACCGCCTTTTCCAAACTTTTCAGAAATGTAAACGTACTCGATCAGTCCGTTTTCTTCATTCATCATTTCGAAACGACACCATGCCGTTTTTTGGCGTTTTACACGGTTGATGGTCGCATAATTGTTGGATAATATATATTCAGGGAATCCGATTGAAAACCATTCTAAATCCGTAATTATTTCTTTCCAAAAGCGATTCATTTGGGATTTTCTGAAAAAATCATTGATTGCTGGAACTGCTGTTAACGGAATAACTTTAGGATCTTTCTTTCCTGAATCCGAAACTTCATTTTTCAATAAAACCAATCCGTTGCCATAATGTGCTTTTCTTGAAAAACGCAATGCTGATATCGCTGTACCGTTTTTCTCGACTTCTTTGATTACTTGCTGTGGATAATCATTGTTTTTGCCCCATGAAGCAATAACGCCCTGCTTGTCTTTTACATCGACTTTTACAGCGGTGACAGTGCCGTCCATTTTATCAATGGAATTTTTGAAAGTGACAAGTGCCGGAGAGCCTTTATATTGGGAAACGGCTATATGTGTACCAAAGAATTCTGACATTAGTAAATGATTTCTTTATTGTTAATACTGATGATAAAATCAATGCAAATTTTTACGACACTGCCGTCAGACAGTTCAATGTTTCGGGTTCTATTACCAAAATGGTTTGCGTTCTTAGTTGGTTTGATCGGAACTAAAATATTTTCGATTGTGTCGCGGTGAACTGCGTTTGTATTTTTTTCTAAAAGAAGCCTGGCACCTGAATAGGTTTTTAATTTTCCGCCTCTTTTTGAAGTTGCATTAAAAGTTCTATAAATCAAATCAAAAGGAATAAGAGTTCCTTTTGCATCTTTTTGGTTTAGGATGGCCAAACCGTCTTTTAATGAAATTGTTTCCTTTTGCATAGTTCAAAATTCATTCTTTGACGGTTTTTAAAATAGGACAGTATTTTTACTGATTGTTTTGAATTGATTTAGGGTATCTATTCTAATATTTAAAATGTTATTTCATTGAAAATCAATTTTTTGACCTCAAAAAAGTAAAAAGATTTTATATTTTTCAACGAAAAAGCTGGTAAATCAATTCAGTCAATGAAATATACTAATGCTGAAGGCAAACAAGTATCAGCATTGACAATCACAGCAATCGATGATAAATTAAAAGATGGGATCTATTTACCAGAAGCGGCAGCTGCCAATTCCGAAATACTTGTGGCAATCGGAGTAGATGCCACATTAATTGGAGGTGCAGGAATACCGGGCGGTGCATTGGGTGCTGGTTCAGGATCTGATAAACGTGAAGCTTTCTTAATTCTTCAGGCACTTTCCAAAACTAATAGAGAAACAACGCTCGAAATTTTTGAATTCATTCAACAATACAACAACTGGGATCCAACGATTACTCCAAGTTTTGAAAATACCATTCTTACCACATTGGACAAAAACCCAACAGGAACACAAAAAACTACAGCATGATACTAGAAACAACAGCAGATTTAAAAAAATATGTTTCGTTAGCTCAGTCTTTTGAATTCTCAGACTTTGAGCCGTACATAACCAAAGCCATAAATTCTTTTACAAAAAAGTACGTTGGAAACCTTCATGTTTTTTTGCAGGATGAAGCGGGTGCGCCTGATATTTATTTTGAAGTAAAAAATGAATCACGTGAACATTTGCGAAATGCAATCACAAACTTCGGAATGTTTATTTATTTTCCGTTTATGTCAGTAATGCTAGATAGTTCCGGTGCAACTGAAGTAAAGAATGATCAGCGTCAAGTGGTAAGCTGGGGACGTGAAAAAGATATGAAACGGGAACTTTTGCGCTCCGGACATGAAGCAATGGATTTATTACTGGAGATCTTAGAGAAAAATCCAGTAGCTTTTCCAGATTGGACAACAGATTTTGGCACAATAAACAGACAATTGCTGTTACATAACACGGCAACATTCAACGAATGGTATCATATTTTCAACTCCAGACAAACATTCCTAGCCTTACAGCCGTCTATACGGCAAGTTGAAGACCAATATTTGCGAACAATGCTTTGCCCGGAACTTTTGGCACATTTGAAAACCGATGTTTCAGGAATCACTTATGAAGTAAAAAAGGAACTCCAAAAAGCAATTGTGGCTTTCACCGTGGCAAAAGTCGCAAATGTTGGTCTTTTTCTTTTGGATGAAAACGGTTTGCGCGTAAACTTCGAAACCCTAGTCGATGGAAGAAAAGAAAGCATCAGTTATGGCAAAACCGCTGATCAGGTTTCTAAACTGGTAGAGGAACAAATAAATAATGGTACTCAATATCTAAGCGTGGCCAGAGATTTAATCCTAGCCAATCTTAATGAATTTACTCAGTGCGATTCACCGCTAAAAGTTTCACCTTCATCCGGTACCGGTTATACGCCTTACGATACAAAAGGAGTATTGTCATTGTAGCAATGTCCTATTTTAAAACCCTCCAAAGCATCAAATTTGACTTATGAGTATTAGAGCATCAAATAACGTATTCCCGCATGATCCTGATGATAATTTCAACGGAAAATTAGACCGTGGCGGTTACGAAGGAACGGCACAGGATTTAAAAAATGAGATTAATGAATTAACATTTCCAGATGCTGTTTTGGAAAAAGGAGCCATTGTAAAAATAGGAAATGAAATTTCTATTGCTGCATTAGCATTTACATGTAGAATAGATCAGGAAGTATATACAAATCCTGATTCTTATACTGCAACTATTGCTGACGCTACAGCTGGTTATTATAGAATTGATATTTTGGTTTTTACCAAATTTTCTACAATAGTAAAAATTCAAGGAACCGAAGGAATTGAATCCGCACAAGAACCAGACACGCCAGAAGGAACTTTAAAAATAGGTTTCATTTCTGTTTTTGGGGATGTAATTGATGAACCGGTAACTCCCGATTTATCAGATTATGCGACTATTGATTATGTTG